GGCGAGGCGCTCGAGGGTTGTGAGTGAGCGGTAGACGCGGCTGCCGGCCCGGGCGGCCTCGCTCTCGGTGCCGATGGCGGGGCCGACGAGGAACGCCGAGCGTCGGCGGCGTTCTGCGGTTGGTGCATTGTGGTCAATCGCCGGCATGGTCGAAGCCCTGGATTTGGGTGTTATCCGCGTCGACGGGTTCTCCGGCGGCATCGGCCTCGGCGGCGGCGAGGGCATCGGGGCCTATGGCCGGGAGGCCGTGCTGCGCGACATCTTCTCGTCCGGTGTCGCCGTAGCCCCCCAAGGCGCCCCTGGCGGATTCCAGCATGGCGATGCGGTGGCCGATGTCTGCGCGGGCCTCGACGATGCTGCCGCCGACGCGGATGTACGTGTCGAAGTCGGCGTAGCCCTGGTTGCGCGCCCAGCGGTCGAGGGCGCGGCGCTCGTCGCTACGACTAATCATGGTCGCTCCTTTTCTATCCGAATAAGTTCGCCGGTCGCGCGATCGATCGGCAGTCCGATCCGCAGCCCCTTACAGGGTCCGCAGTCGAATGATCGCCACATCGTCATTCTCTGACGCTTCGACGCATCTGACGCGTTTGCGTGTTTTCCTATATTGCCCAGATCTAAAAGGGAGAAAGAAAGGAAAAGAGAAGAAAAAATGATTATAGGTAATAAGGAGAACGCGCCGAATGCGTCATGCGTCGGGACGGTTTTCATCAGCTCTCCCCCTCGGCCGCCGCCATCGCTTCACGAGTTTCGCTAGTTATATCAATGCCTTTCCTAAGCCGCTTGCCAGTGCCCGCTCGAATCGGGGCAAATCCGTTTTCCTCGAGCGTCATGCCAAAGCGCTTTTTGCTGACGGGCTCCTCGTCTTCTTCGACGCACCAGTTTTGATACGCCGCATACAGCGTTGTCGCCTCGCAATGACACGACGGATCGACCCAGCACGCCTCGGCGACGAATTTAGCGATCGGATTCTGGCTTTCCTGATACAACCTTGTGGCTTTTTCGACTGCCATCGGTACACGTAATCCGCGCTCAAACCAGGCTCTGCAGCCCCTTGTCGCCCAAGCCAGGATGCCTGGCAATTCAACCAAGAGTTTCGCCTTGAGGTCGGGGTCCTTGATCTTCTGCCCGTCGGACGCCTTGTCGGCGTCGACAAAAGTTTCATTGAACGGCAGCAATCTGATCCGGCGCCAGATCGCCAGGTCAGACCCTTTGATGACGGGTTTGTGGTTGGTGGCGAGCCACAATTTGAACTTTGGAACGAGGTCGAAAAACTCTTTGTGAAGGAAGCGGACGGCCATTTTGTCGCCGCCGGTTGCTTGTTTGACGAGGCCCTCGGCGAGCCCGTGCCCCTGTTCGGTTTCGATGACCGAAACGAGCCGTGCGCCGGCGAACCCGGCGAGGTCGTTGGGAATGCCGCCGCCATACTTCTTGGCAGCGAACGTGTCGGATGGCGAGTGCTTGACGTAGTCGGCCAGCAGGAACGACAGGACCTCGATGAGGACGCTTTTGCCGTTTGATCCGAGGCCAAACAGGATGAAGATGACCTGTTCCCGGCAGTCGGCCGTCATCGAGTAGCCGACGATGCGTTGCAGGAAGTCCACCAGATCGGTGTCGCCGCCAAAGATCGATAAGAGGAACGCGTCCCAGGTTGGGCACAAGGCCCCTGGATCGTATGAGGTCGGCACCAGCTTGGTGATGAGGTCGCTTTGGCGGTGCTCGCGCAGCAGACTCGACCGCAGATCAAGCGTGCCGTTGCCGCAGTTCAGCAGGAACGGGTCGGCGTTGAGGTCTTCGCTCGCGCAGGAGACATAAGGTCGCGCTTCGTGCGTCATGTTTTTGAGGCGTGAGGAATTGCCGGCCTGGATGGCCCATTTGAGCGCTTTGTCGTTGCTCGCGCCCGCCAGAAGTTTCTGGTGGACGAGGTGAGCCAACCGGCCGATCTCGACGTTTTCGGGGTCGTGCCGGTAGCGTTTACCGTCCCAGACATGCCAGCCCATGCCGATGACGTAGCGCATGTCGTGTCCATGCTCTTCGACGAGGATCTGGGCGTTACCGCGGTCGTTGCGCACGATGGCGTCGGGGGAGGTCTCCTCGTCGGGCTTTGCTTGCGCACGGGGGTGCAGGCGCACCACTTTTTCTTGCGCTTCAGCAGCCGCCCCGGTCGGTTTTTCCCGTGGCGCGAACTTGGCGACGGCGCTCCTCGCCATGTCGGCGATCGCCTTTTCCTCGCGCTTCCAATTCCACGCAACACCTGCCGGTCCGGCGGCGATTTGGGTGCTTGCCAGGACGACCTCGACAATTTCCTCAACCGAGGCACCCCGTCCGGCGAGCGACGCGGTAACCGACAACTGCGTCGCATGAATGCCCGCATCACCACTTGCCAAATACGTCATCGCGTGAAGCCGCGCCTCGACATCCACTGATTTGAACGCCAAGCGCGCCAGCGCCAGGAATGGGTCGGAACCATCGACAATAGAACCGGGCTTATTATTAATGGAGCCGGTCTCATTTTTCGCTACCAGCAAAGGTCGTTGTATATCAAGCATTTCGACGATGTCGTTAAACTCGTATCGCAACTCGAATGACGATCGATCGATGAGGTGGCACGGTCGCAGTTCGCTGGTCTTGCTGTTATGGGTGCCTGGCAGACGCATGATGCGCGCGAGATCGCAAACGGCGGGATCTCCCGCCAGGACGCCGGCGAGTTGTTTGAGGACGGCGATGATGTCCTCGTCGCGCAGCTCTGGCGGGATCGGTGTGTCGCAGGAGACATCGATTGCTTGGGCCAGGAGCCAGTAGCAGTGGATGCCGCCGCCGCTGTTGACCAGCAACGAAGGGCGTAACGGTAAAGAGAGCGCCGCGGCCACCGCGTCGTCGCGGGCGATGCCTTGCTTGTCGCAATCGATGTCGACCCACAGCGCCGGCAATTCAGCGAGGTCGGCGCGGCGTCCGGTTGGTTTCCCGGTAAGGCGTGTGGCGACGCCAAAATAGACCGCCCGGCCGGGTTGGTCCCAACGCTCGAGATGATCGCGGATGATCTGCGCGTCGCGGGTGAAGCGTGGCCTGGCAGGCCCGTTGCCCTGTTCTTGCGGCAGGGCGCGGATTTCGACGGCGTGGTTGGTAACAGGGCCAAAAAAAGCGGCGAGGAAGGCGGTGGACGCTTGGTAATCGATGCCGTCCACCGCTGGTTTCCTCCATGACAGATTTGTCGTTTTGTCGCTGGGAAGCTCGACCTGTTGTTAGAAGCGCGTGCCCTCAGCCTTCGCGGTTATGTTCGCGGCCTCCTGTTGGACGCGTTTGCTCTTTAGTTCGGCGTAGGCATTACCGGCGGGTGCGGGCTTGGGCGCAGGAAGATCGAGCGGGATGTCTTCTTCTTCTGTGTTGCCCGCCTGGCTGATGCTCAGCACGCGCTCGTCGCTCCAGTCGACGATCTTTAGTACCGGAACGTAGGTCTTGCCGTAGGTTTTGTGGACATAGCTGTCTCTGCCTAGGGTGATAATTGGCACCTTTCCTGGACGTTGGCGGTACTCGGTCGCGTAGACCGTGCTGAGGTTGCCGAGGTCGCGCTTGCCGCCCTGTGACGACGTGCCGTAGATATAAAGCTCGCCGCTGGGCGACATGAGTTGCAGTTCATAGGTCTGCGTCCACGGGTCTTGCGGGTTGCCGTCGGCATCGACACCCCACAGCGCTTTGTCGGTGTCGCCCAGCGAAGCGCGCGATGGCATCGGCACCATGTCGATGAGGAGGTGCATGCGCTCCTCGGCCACCTGCTTGTTTTCCCAGCGCCGCCAGCCGAGGCGCAACCCGCGCATGTTGGCGGCGAAGCGTGAGCCGATCGTCAGCTCGATGAGGTCCTGGCCGTAAAGCCACTCGCCTTTCGAGAACTTCAAAAACATCCCTTGCGGCGGCGCCGCGGCTTGCCCGAATGAAGCAAACGGGTCGGGTCCGTTGGTCACTAAATCTATGTTGCTCATTTTGCGCTCCTTGCTTTTACTTGCTTACTTCACTTTCACGATCAGCCGATCGCCCGGCTGACCTTCCTTGCGGAAGGGCTCGAGGTCGATCCCGGCCGCTTCTGCCATGGCTGCATCGACAGTGACGCGGCCTTTGGAAGAAGACCATGCGACCGACCACTCATCGGTGTGGTAGCGCCGGATGCCGTGCTCACGCAGGAAGTCCTTGATGCTTTGCTTGCGTGCGGCGAGCTCGACTGAGATGTCGTCGATTGCGTCGGACGATGCTCGTTCGAGGCGGATCAACGCCTCCAGTGCGTCGATATCATCTTCGTCGAGCGAGGGGTTGCTATTGTCGTAAGGGATGCCGGCCACTGTCACATCAGCGCAATGCGAGCTCCAGGCGCAGTATCTGCACTCGTTGCCACCAGCCATCTTGCCCTCCGGCGCCAGGTCGACAGCCGCGTGCGCGGTCATGATGCGGCGTGCGCGGTCTTGCGCTGCCTGGTAGATGGCGGGATCGAAGCGCACGACGAACTCGCTGACATCGTCGACAAACGACGCATCGATATAAGCAATGAGGGCGTAATCCGGATGATGGTTGGTCGCGTGACGCAGGAGTCCCATCTGGACCTGGGTTTGATAGGCGTGCTCGGCTTTTGCTTTTTTGATGTCGACGCGCGGGTCGATCGATTTGATTTCGAGGGCAATGCACTGACTCGGCCCGATATCGTCGATCCCGAGATGGGCGAGGCAGTCGGGTGCCATATCGACAAGCACCGCGTCCGGCGTTGCCGAGAGATAGCCGTCGACGATCGTTTGCTGCTCTTCACCGGCGCGGATCAGCTGGCTCCCTAGCGCTGCAGCCAAGGCCGGCACGACGAGGTGGTTCTCGATGAGGTTGCCGCGTTCCATCGCGCCATAGCGCTGGACAAAGTCGGGGTCCTGGGGGACGGTGTTCTTGGTGAAATAAACCCGTCTCTCGCACTGCCCGATATCGCTGGCGCCGACCGTGCTGGCGCGGTCGTGACCGCCCCAGTCTTTCTCGCTTTTGCTGGCAAGATAATTGCGGACGATGTTCTTGACTGAGATTGCGCCGTTCATCGCGTTAGCACCTGCTTGGCGATCTGGAACGCGTCGTCGCCGCTGCCGGGCAGCGGGTCGTCAAAGGGCGCGAGGTGGTGTGCGGTGCGGATGTCGGTGATGCGGTTGGCGACGGCGTCGATGGCGGCGAACATGCAGTCGTCGCTCGCGCGGCGCAGCCAGCGGGACTCGATAAGGTAGGTGAGAAACGCGTCGACCTCCTCGAGTTTGCGGAAGCTGTTGAGGTGGCGGGCAAACTGGCGCAGTCGCGCGCCGTCGGGGTCGCGTGCGCAGAGTTCCTTAAAGGCAGCTTCCTTGCGCTTGCGGTAGTGGCGGTAAAGCCGGTCGCGGTTGGCGAGCGCTTCTTTGGCCGGCGACAGGTCGCTCATACCGCCCTCGCCGGCCAACGCCGATCGCAATACCGTAATATTGCGACGCAGCTCTCGGCTTCTTTGTAAGTCTCAAACCCGATCGAGACCGCGTGCCCGTTGTCAAAGACCCGCCATTTATGCGGCCCCCAGCAGTGGACCATCCTGGGCATGTGGCAGTAGCGGATGGCGTAGCGCTCGGCGCTGTCGTTGTCGTTGGCTGTCATGCCGCCACCTCTGCCGCGATCGCGCGCGTCATCCGCACGCCGTAGAGCGCGATCAGCGCCGCCTCGGCCCTGCCGATCGCCTGGGCTCTGGTGCAGAAGCCGCGGCGCACGGTCCAGCGCCCGATATCGTCGGGCATAAGGCGGCCAGCGCAGTCGAGGGCGAGGCGTTTGTCGGCCTTGATGCCGAAATGGGTTTTCCAACGGGCCGCGGTAACGATCTCGCTCGGCCAGCCGTAGCAGGCGGCGATCGCTTTGACGGCCATGAACCTCTGACCCAAATTAAAGGCGCTGGTTGCGCCGATCCGGTGATCCGTCGGCGCGTAGGGTGCCTGGCGCTCGATCCAGATGTGGCCGCAGCGCCGCTCGTCGAGCGCGGCGACGAGCTCGAGCGCGAGCTCGCGGACGCGCAGCTCGGTGCCGCTCATCGGCATGTCGCAAATTGCGATGACACGCATAGTTTCGCTGTCGAGAAAGGCGACGGCCCCCTCGGCGCCGGGGTCTGCGCCGGCGACGATCACGATGCCCGGCCCTTTGAGGCAAAGCAGCCGTGACCGGCTTGGTGCTCGAACGTCAGC